TGATGTAATACTCGAAAAACGAGGCGAGAAGGGATTTGATGATCTCTCTCAAAATGAAGCCGTCCAAATGGGGAAAGCTCTCGAGACAACCATTGGCAAAATATTTGAGGAACACACCGGCATCGGTATCCGGCACTTCACGGATGACAAAACACACCCGACAGAACCTTGGCTTAAGGCTCACACTGACTTTCTCACGTCAGACGGCGGACTTCTTGAGGTCAAGAACTTTAACCATTTCGCCATCAATGAATATTCCGAAATGGACGAACCCGTGCGGATGCCTGAAGACGATTATATTCAGTGTCTCCATGAAGCGACAGTTTTTGACGTGCCGCATGTTTATTTTGCTGTGCTTTTTGGTGGGCAGAGGTTTAGGTACTGGAAGCTTGAATTTACTGCGGATCAAAAGGCTGAATTTGTCCAACGCGCCGCAAGCTGGTGGGGATTATCTCAGGCCGGTGATTTACCGCCCCCTGAGACGAACGATCAGGCCAAGAAGGTTTATGCGGTGGATCGCGGCGGTTATGTGGTCGCTACGAAGCAAGTTGAGCAACTTATTGAAGCTCTCAAAAACATTAAAAGCCAAATTAATCCACTTGAGAACGCGCAAGAAGAAGCTGAGGTCATTCTCAAAAAGTTTATGGCTGACAAGAGTGAGATCGTAGACGTTTCTGGTCGATCTTTGGTTACATGGAAAGCAGCAAAGTCATCAATGGTTTTTGACTTGGATGCGTTTAAAACCGCATTTCCTGATCTTTATCAACAATTCAAAAGGGAGAAGCCGGGTTCACGCCGGTTTTTAGTAAAATGAGCAACATCGTTCCATTTTCTGACCAAGAACGCATGGCAGATGCCATTGCAAAATCAGGTTTGTTCAACCTGAAAGACAAGACGGCTGTTCTTGCGCTTATGGCGGTAGCACAGGCCGAGGGAAGGCATCCGGCTACGGTTGCAAAGGACTATCACATCATTCAAGGCCGACCAGCTCTTAAAGCAGACGCAATGCTAGCGCGGTTTCAACAAGCAGGAGGCAAGGTTGAGTGGGTCAAGTATACGGACGAAGAAGTCAGAGGAATATTTAGTCACGCTCAAGGAGGAAGCCTTGAACTTGCGTGGACTTTGGCACAAGCACGCTCAATTGGACTTGCAACGAAAGATAATTGGAAACTCTATCCGCGAGCTATGCTCAGAGCTAGAGTCATTAGCGAAGGAATTAGATCAGTATATCCAGCCGTCATCGTCGGAGAATATACGCCAGAGGAAGTCCAAGATTTTAGCCCTCCGGCAACGCAGCAGATCCGCGAAATTACAATCCCTCAAATCGAAATAACAGACGAATTGACAGATGATCGCGCACTGTCCGAATGGGCTTTGTATGTGCCTGACGGGGAAGATCGGAAACTTTACGCAAATTGTCCAGACAAAGACGATTTTATGGAAAACTATTCTGATCTGATTGAGAAAATTCTCGGCAGCACGAAAATTAAGCCAGTCGAAAAAGACGCAAAGATCGAAGCCTTAGAAAAGGTGAATATTGCTAATTTGGAGAAGTTTAGAAATGGCAACTAAGTTTGTAAATCGCCCCGGTTCAGGTGTTTTAAAGCACAATACGACCCGCAAGAGCGACAAGTCTCCAGATTATTGGGGTGAGATTGTGTTGGATAAGGATTATTCCGCCGGTAGCACTATTGAGCTTGCTGGCTGGAAAAAGCCGACGCCTCAGAACTATCTCATCAGCATGAAAATCACCGATAAGCAGCCGACTGACAAACAGTGGCCTAAAGTTGTCGGTGACGATAATGATGTTCCCTTCTAAGAATTTAATCCTATTATGAAAATCTTATGGGGCGGGTAAGGAAATTCAAATGTCTAAAATGCAGCGTGATAAAGGCCACAATTTTGAGCGGGACGTAGTAAATTGGCTCAAAGATTGGGGTTTTGAAGCGTCTCGCAACCTTACTCAAACGCGAGATAGTGGGGGAGACATCAGCCTTCCCCACTGGCTCTTCGAGTGTAAACGATATGCAAAGATTGCTGTCTATACATGGCTCAGACAGGCTGAGATTGCAGCCAAGCCAGAACAGATCCCGGTTGTTGTTGCTAAGGCTGATAGACAAGAGCCTATTGTCATCATGCGCTTTGATAAGTTTTTGGAGTTGATGAATGCTAAGGAAAATCAAACGAAACCTTTCAACCCTATGGTGGCATCTGACCAAGCCAAAGGTTCGATCTGAATTGAAAGCGTTACGCGCACAGCTTGCAGAGGCGAGGCGTCAGCATAAGCCTACAAAACATATACATGACAAGATCAAAGCCATCACTCACATGCGATTGACTGGCAAGACCCATCATTTGGGGGAGTGAGTGATGCTAATAGATGTAAAAATTGGCGATTGCAGGGAAACTCTCAAGTCAATACCTGACAATTCAATTCACACATGCGTTACCTCTCCTCCTTACTTTGGATTGCGAGATTATGGCATGGAAGATCAAATTGGATTGGAGCAAACGCCAGAAGAATTTGTCGCGCAATTAGTATCCGTATTTCGTGAAGTGAAACGGGTGTTGCGGGATGACGGAACATTGTGGCTAAATCTTGGCGATAGTTATGCGTCTTTTCGTGATGGTAAAGCAACGCCTGACACGTCGAGGGGTGATAGCGAAGGGACATTGGTTCCAAAAGGAAGCGCCAAAAACTGTATGGCAAGCACATTTGCGGGTTCTTCCGTAAAACACAAAGACCTTATCGGTATCCCTTGGCGTGTCGCCTTCGCACTTCAAGCAGACGGTTGGTATCTCAGGCAGGACATTATTTGGCACAAACCAAACCCCATGCCTGAGTCGGTTACTGACCGTTGCACCAAGTCGCATGAATATATTTTTTTGCTGTCCAAATCGCCAAAGTATTACTTTGACCATGAGGCTATACAGGAACCATCAATCCATGCAGGCACTGTTGTCAAAAATGCCAACGGTAAAAATTCTGAAATGGGGAAATTTGGTGCGACAAGAGAAGGGTTTCTTGGGGAAGTCACCGTAAAAGATAAACGCAACAAACGATCCGTATGGACCGTCACCACAAAGCCATTCAGGGGCGCCCATTTTGCCACTTTCCCGCCCGACTTAATTGAACCATGCATCCTCGCAGGATGCCCGTCAGGAGGCATCGTAATCGATCCTTTCGGTGGCGCAGGAACGACGGGTCTTGTGGCCGCAAGGCACGGCAGAAACGCCATCCTATGCGAATTGAACCCTGAATATGGTGAATTAATAAAAGATAGAATTGGAATGTTTGCTGAGATGAAAGACAATAAATAATGCATATCAGTGAGAGGCTAACCAACGTGTCAGGAGGAAGTCATGGACATTGTTGAACGGTTGCGATTTGTTGGTGGTATAGAAGGCACAACGAGATGGTATATCAATCCTGATGGGCCAGAAGCCGCCGACGAGATTGAGCGGTTGCGGGAAGCGTTGAAGAAGCTTTCATGTAACTGCGCTTCAAATTGCGATTGGGAAAGTGATGATATTTGCCCGTCGTGGATTGCCCGTGCCGCACTAAAGGGAGATGAGTGATGGATATTGTTGAAGAGTCAATTGAGTTAAATAAGAAGGTCAAAGAACAGGCTGTCGAGATTGAGCGGTTGCGGGAAGCGTTAGAAACATCGCGTGAATTTCTTATCAGCAGTGAAGTCTATCAAGCATTCATAGTCATTAACGAAACACTAAAAAGAGGTGAGGCTGAATGACTGTCAATCAGACAGTAATTAGCCGAACTAAACCGATACCTTTGATCGGTTCTAAAAGATTTATATGCAAGTGGGTCGTCTACGTTGACAAAGACCCGTTCCAAACTCTCTGTTGTGGCATACCAACACAAACAGGGTCATGGTGTGATGAACATAAAAAAATTGTATTCAAACCGAGGGAAAAATGTCAATAAAATTGGAATTTAAGGGCAAGAAAAAGGTTTTCGTAGCCACTCCTATGTATGGCGGTATGTGCTTGGGTACTTATACGCAAAGCCTCATTATGTTTCTTGATGTGATGCGCCAGAAAAGCATCCCATGCGCCATATCGATGCTGTTTAACGAAAGTTTGATCCAGCGGGCAAGAAACTCACTTGTAAATGAGTTTTTAAAAACTGACTGTACTCATTTGTTGTTTATTGATGCTGATATTAGCTTCAACGCAAACGAAATCGCAGCAATGTTTGACGCGGATCTGGATGTTATTTGCGGTATTTATCCCAAGAAAGAAATCAACTGGCTCACCGTTGAAACTGCCGTCAAAGCTGGTGTTAAACCAACAGAATTGCAGTATCATACGGGGGCTTGGGTTATTAACCTCGTTGATTATAAAAACACGGTCAATGTCCCGGTGAACGAGCCTCTGGAAATCTGGAACGGGGGCACAGGGATGATGCTTATCAAGAGGGAAGTCTTTGAAAAACTTAAAGAAACAGTCCCCAGCTACATCAACGACGTTGTTGCAACCATTGATGCAGATAAGCCTAGAGACCGGATATACGAGTTCTTTGCAACAAGCATTGAGCCGGAAACCGAACGACTTTTATCAGAAGATTACCATTTCTGCCGGATATGGCGACAAGCCGGTGGCAAAATACACGCAGCACCGTGGGTCACTCTCGGTCACACCGGAACTTATACCTTCAATGGCAGACTTTTACAGTCTTCGCCGCAAAATTGAATACCTTGAAGAACTTGTCATCATTCTTCTCGTCGAGAAAGAGATGAAAGTCATGTTATCAGGAGACGTAAATGTACATTGAGTTAATAAGCTTTGTTTTTGGCGTAACGCTTGGCGGACTTCTTACGATAATGCTGGTGGATGGTTGGAAGCCATCTGAGTTGCTAGCTTGGTTACGCTCGAAACTCTCGTAGACCATCCCTTACCAAAATATTGCCAAGTTTTGAGAGATTGCAGAAATTGCAGTCTCTCTTCACATATTTGCTCTACGATCTCGGCGGGATCTCTCTGGAGTAAGGCAGCCATAGTAATCGGCCCCATAATTCCATCTTCTTTAATGTTCAGAACATTCTGCAAAGCGCGAATAGACCTGCCAATCCCAGAATTAACGCCAAAATCAAAGACAGCATAGTCAACACCATACGGGAGATTGTCTCCCATAACCGTATCCCAGTATTTCTTCTTATACAACGGCATAACCAACTCAGGGGTTAGCGACCGCATTTCCTCTTCTGACGCTTCATGGCCTATCCATCCTGTCCAATCAATATGAGTGACGCCCAAGTTTGTCATTCCGCCGGGGTCGTGCGGATCGTTTGTATATCCACCTTCAGACTTTAGCATAAGAGCAAACGACTGTTCCCAATTGTCTCTCATTTGGACGCAACGCCCTTGATCTTTTCAAACGTGCGAAGACCGCCAAAGCCAAGCATGGCAAACACCAGCTCATACAGGCTTGCATCGAGTGCTGGTAAAGAACCCCATCCAAGACCAACCGAGAAAGGACGTACTAAATATTGGTACGCAAGAGCAGCAGCACCAATCCAGCCAATCATAGGCCTCCAGCCAGACACAAACAGGTTAGGGTTGTCCGCCTCTGCCGCATTAGTCTGAGCCTGTGCCGCATCAACTTGCAACAAGGCATCTCTCAGATCGGCCTCTGCCTTGATCTTAGCATCAGGATCAGGAATGAACTTGTTTAATACTTGGAGGCCCGCAGCCACCGCATCATCAATACCGAATGCCATTATCTGCAACCCCATCTGCGACGAGCAGCCTTGCCGCGTTCGCCCTTCCACGACTTAGACCTAGCACAGAATGACTTGTGCCTAGGGTTCTTTTTGTCTTTCGTAGGAGCCTTCAGCTTGCTTCCGGT